GTGAATTAACACAAGCTCAAGAGGTCATAGACCATCAAGTCTATACCTTTCCCTTAGCCAAAGATTCTCACATGTCTGTATAAGACATTTGAGGTTTTGGAGGTTCTCACTTACCTTCAATAATCTGATCCATTACATCTTTAGTAATGGATTTAGAGAATCACAATTGCATACCTTTCGGTGTCAATGATGATTCAACTGTTGCAGATCCATAATAGATCTCATCAGTTTTATTGATGTTAGTGAAACCTACTTCTAAACTCTTTCCTATAGTAAGAAGACGATCATATTTTGATCGTTCCTTACTAAAAACCTTATCAACATCAATAACATTAAGATCTTGTGTTAATTCTGAAATTTCTTCAGATCCACTCCATCTTTTTGTTCTTGTTTTGATATTGTTTATGTAGTTATAAAGTCCAACAAAAGTTGGATAATAGATTAAATTATTACGATTTTCATCGTCAAAATTTTCTATTATCTTCGTCTGTCAAGACGAAACTTTTCCTACATTGGAACTTAGCAATTTACCAAGCCCTGTACTAAGGATCTTCTTGATTTCAAGAAGACTATCCTCTAGTGCAGATGGTATCATGTAAATATCACTAGTAATATTTCTAGTAAATATTTGTCTGATACTTTGGTCATTAGAATAACCAAAGGTTATATCTAATATATTGCTAAAGGTTTGAAGTCTGTTTATATAAGATTTCATATTTCTAATAGGAAAGTATTTTTTCTTTCCTTTAATTAGATAGAAATCTTTATATAATCTACGAAGGGATTCCACTAAACTGTATTTAGAAAGAAAGGTATTACCATTAATTTTAAAATGTGAATATAGTATTGTAAAAACTATATTAATATTTTTAAAATTATGGATTATCCCTCTCACTGGTATACCAGTGATTTCTTTATTACCCTTGATTCATCTTTTAGCAAACTCATATGTATCTTCTGATACATGTGTTTTTGTTAGAGATATATCAACACCTAGTCTATTTATTATTCTCATATAATAATAGGCAACCTTATCATTTTTGATGACGATATCGTCACCTAGAATGATGTATTGGTTGAAGTTGTCATATCCTGCAAGTTTTGCAGCATATGCAACTACCAGGTGATGAGCAAGGGTAAAACAGATTCAGGAGGAATAAGTTCCCATAGGTTGGCCAACTTCATATTTAATGGAGTTACCATCCTTAGTATGGAAACTTATTGTCTCAAGGATTCTATTTCAAGATCATGCATAATGCATATCTATCATTTCTGATAGTAATCTTGCTTGTAGTTTCCTTGGAAATCTATCCGTAGCAGAACTCAAATCTAATGATCAAAACTTATGTTGATTAGATTCTCAGTTATGTAGAGGATTTTGAGTGAAAGTTCTATCAGTTTCTTTAAGGTTTCTTATAACTTTAAAGCACTGATCATGAAGTTTCTTTAGTGCTAATTGAGTATAGTAATCTACTATAGCAATTAGTCTAAATTTACCTTCAGGATCTTTCACAACTTCAATTTTTCCTAAATCATTATGTTTAGGTTTAAACTTTGAAGAATTCTCTACAAAATAACTGTAGGATTTACAAATGAAATCAATACCAGATTCACTAAGTAAATTAAATAGTCTTTGTAAACTGTAGTAACTATAATTACTAAAGTTATTCAAAGCACTATTTGATGCTTTACCTTGTGGACCTCCCTTTTGAGAGACATATATGTCTTCGATTGAGAACTGCATTTTATCTTTAGAGATGTAAAGATTATTTTTCTTTACAAACTCTTTAATAAAACCAGTTGGTATTGTATAATTCATTCTTTGTTTAGAAGTAATTGATGAATAATCAAGATTTTTCATTCTTTTCTTTACTTCATATTTATTTAGATCTAATGATCTATTAAATATTAATAAAGTCAAGACATATGAAAGACCTTCATTATTATCAATCCTAGACTTCAAGAATGAGAGTTTATTTGGTCAACCATGAGTTGTGGCAATTCCAAAATTATTTGTTAATAATGGATTACCACAAATATATCTTGTACAAATTAAACGCATGTTTTTCATGTATTTAATTGCACCTGATATATTATGATGTTTAATAAGATGTTGATATAACTTCAACATTTTATTAAAATCATCCTTATGGTACTTGTTAGGGAAAAATATAAAACTTAATCTTTTGATTATTTTTATATAATTTCTTAACATATATAGATTTAAATGTTGCGGATGTTCACTCGAGTATTCAGCTCGCAGTCCTACCGTCTAACTGTTTAACGAGAAGCCACTCGGCAATCTAGGAACAACCCATTTTAATGGATTCCTAGAAAACCAAAGAGAAAGGATTTGCTATACCTTTCTTTCATTAGATTATATGGAAATTTTACCATATAATGGTCTTTGGACCTATTGAG